ATAAACTTCTCTTTGATAAAACTTGCTTCTTCAAATGTAATGTCTATATCTAGTGTAACACGTAAATGTTGCTTGGGCAATATTATTTCGTCCGCTCGATCAATCAGCTCACTTAGTTTAATAGTGCGGAAAGTAGGTTGTCCAGGCCATGTGTGATATTCAGGAGTACCACCCCATTCTAAGGTCATCATTCCCCGCTCATCATCCCATGTGTCTGCATAGTTGTGCGGAAATGCATTGCCAATATAAATCATATTTTGACGTTGCTGTCGTTTATGAAAATGTCCGCTGAATCCAAGCTCGTAGTTTTTAAAACTATCTAACTGTATCTCACCATGATCCGGCATTTGCACCATGGCATTCATAAAAAAGCTGGGCAACTCAAAGTGGCCAAATATATACTTGCCGCCTTTCTTGCCTATTGATCGCCATTCGTCCCCAACGAGCCAAGGACATAAAGTAACGTCACCAATAGTAGTGGGCTCGTGTACCACAGTGATGCCAGGAATATACTTTCCGAATTCAACGCTGTGGATGTCCCGCTTATCTTTGTAGTAAAGATCATGATTACCAGGAAAGAAATAAAACTTATCGAAAGCCTGTCCCAGTTTTTCAAGGGCTCTAAGGCTATAGTCCATAGTAGTAATATTAAGACTGTTGCGATTGTGATGCCAATCGCCCATAAAGATTCCAACATCGCATCCTTCCTCTTTAGCTCGAGCAATATACCAATCTACAAAGTCTTCGCAGTCTTTGTTGTGTACACTACTGTTAGATTTTAGCCCAAAGTGAATGTCTGTAAAACAGGCAACTTTTTTAAACAGTTGGTGTATCGGTAGTTGGTTCATTAGTTGTGTCCTCTGCATGACGTTTAAGTGCGGCCGCATGTTCTCCAGCGCCGGTACGTGAGTATGAAGGATTCATTCCATTCATTTCGAGAATATCGTCACGGATGTTTTGATTACGTTTTTCAATATTAATAACACGAACAAAACTGTTAGTCACTGCCGCGGTAAAATAGGCAAACGGATTATCCGACTTGCTTTCGTCAAACTGTAATCCAATCTGCGTCAGTTGCAAAATAGCTTGACCCTTCATTTCGTCATTATATGTGTAGCCACGAACGTTGCCGCGAGTAGCATACCTCTCACATAATTTTAACATCATTCTTGCTAAAGTTGGAGTAATTTGGCCCGCATCTTTATCAAAGTGGCCCTTGTCTAATGCGCCCTTCCAGTGGCTTTTTCCAACGCAGATTAATTTTTCTGCATCTTCGTCATCAAATTTCCAATGTTGGAATGGAGGAAAATTTACTTTGTCTCTATGGTCAGCAAGACTTTTAGGATTTTTCTTACGAGTATTGTTCAAGGGAATATGATCAAAACTCATAATTCTAAAAACTAGATCTAGCTTTTGAATTTTTTTGTAATCAATTTCACAATCGGCTTGTTTGACTTTTTCGCCAGCCTTTTTACGAGTCTGATAGTCTAAGTCTCCAATACGTTTGGCTCTGTTTCTTTTGGCTTCTGCTACAGTTCGTATATTGATCTTGTCAACACTTGGTAAAATAATATCATATTGATGATATTCTGGTTTGGTAAACACACAATACGAACTTTTTGAACGGTGTATTTCTAACAACATATCTTTGTTGTTTAGGTAGTTAACTTTAGCTGTCATTAATTCATTCTCCGGATGTTATATTGTAAACTACGCACATAATAAAGTCAACTAAATATTGTACCAAAAGGACAATTACTCATTATGGCAATACCAGTACAGACCATCAATTCACAAATAGGTAACGCAACGGGCGCAATTACCGCCGCCGGCAATGCGTTTTCCACTGCTAGTAATCTAGGTAGTGCAATTTCATCAGCATTTACCGACGGCGGCGGCGGCGCGAACGGAGTTGCTAGTGCGATCCGAAGCATTGATTTACCTGCTGCCGGGGAAGCCATAGGCGACATCGAAAGTGCTATTGCTAGTTTTGGTGGTGATGGTAGTAATGCTAACGATTGGCGTGTACGACTAAGCCTGTCTAATTGGTCCAGCTTTAGAAGTAGTCCAGTGTTAAAACCATTAAAAGATGCAGGCGGGTTAATTTTTCCGTATACTCCTACGATTGGTATTTCTAGCGGCGCCAGCTACAGTCCAATTTCGACTGTACATACTAATTATACTTTCCAGGCTTACAAGAGTAGCGAACCTGGATCAATAAATATTATAGCACCGATGTATGTAGAAGATCCCGAGCAGGGTTTGTATTGGATTGCCATGGTACATTATCTTCGTTCGTTGACTAAGATGTTCAGTGGCGCAGATCCTAAGGCAGGAAATCCCCCACCGGTTATCATGTTAAATGGATATGGAAATTACGTGTTTAAAAATGTTCCAGTGGTTGTTAAAAAAATGTCAGTATCATTAAATGCTGAATGCGATTATATCGGAGTTGAAGTGTTCGGCAGCGCCGCCGGTGAAATACAAGGAATTACTGATAGCATAGGTGGATTATCTGATTCGCTAGGTAGTGTACTTCCGGGACTTGGCGGAGTCACTGGCGCTGTAAGTAGTATCGCAGGCGGTGTAGGACAAGTAGCCGGCCTACTTGGGACCTTTGGTATTGGTGGAAAAACTAGCGGCGGCATCACCCGAGTTCCAACTAAGAGTTCATTTACAATAGACTTGCAACCAGTTTATAGTAGAGACAGTGTTCGTAAGTTTAGCCTAGATCGATTTGTTACAGGCGGCTACCTATCTAGTCCAACAGGATACATTTAATATGTCATCAAATTATCAAAATACCAGTCCTTGGTTTACTACACAAGTAGTTAACGACTATCTCGATGTAATGTCTATCAGAGCAGTCAGCGCCCAGTCCGACGATTTCTTATATACAATACAGCCACAATACACAGGTCGTCCCGACCTGCTGGCTTTTGACTTGTACGGAGATCCTAATCTATGGTGGGTGTTTACTCAACGTAATATGGATGTACTACAAGATCCTATTTTTGATTTTGTACCAGGCACTAAAATCTATATACCAAAGAACAGCGGTCTTAAAACTGTGTTAGGAATATAACATGTCACTGCCCTCAATTGATCCATCACAGCTTGGTAAAGCAACTAATTTAGTTGACCAGATCGGAAACGTTGTCGGAATATCTGGAGCAACTAGTGCCATCACAGATGCGTTTGGCAGCATAGGAAAATTCTTTAAAACGTTGTCAGGAACTAAATTACCTTTAAAGAATCCATTGTTTGCCTACGCTACATATGACTATGTTATAGGACTAGGGGCGTTGACTCAAGCTGAAATTAACGACCCAGACAAAACTTATAGGGCCGGAAAAACTCCGTTACTAATTTGTAAAAGTGCAAATGCAGATCCAAATAATCGAGTTAAGACTACCTTTGGTAAGTTTGATTTCTTTATCAACAATCTAAAACTTAGCAGCCTAATTGGGTTTGCTTCCGCTAGTAGTCCTGGTTCTACAATAATAACATTTGATATAACTGAACCATACAGTATGGGCATGTTCTTCATATCGTGCCAAACTGCTGCCGATAAGTTGGGATTTTCCAACTGGCGGGAAGCTCCGTATGTACTTACTATTGATTTCCGAGGCAACAAGGAAAACGGTTCAATGGCAAATATTCCCGGAACAAAACGATTTATTCCTTTTATGTTTGCAGACATCAGCATGACAGCAGATGCAAATGGATCTAAATATACTTGTAAAGCCATTTCCTGGGGTGGTGGCGCAGTCACTGATGCAGTTGCTAATTTTAAAACTGATATAACAGCAGAAGGTAAGACTGTACAAGAAGTTTTACAAACCGGTATAAACAGCCTGCAGGCCGGCATGAATAAAAAATTGCGAGAAATAGCCGCTCAACAAAATCTAGAAACTGCAGATGAAGTATTGATTTTGTTTCCAAACGAACTTGCTTCAGAAGCAGGTGTTGTAGAAGCTGGAACAACAAACGGCACAGTAATTAATCCAACAGCTGATCCTATCAGTATTAATGATTATAAATCTACATATAAAACTTTAGGAGTTTCACGTAGCGATACTACTAGATCTCTAGTGCAAAGTGTTGGGGCTATTAATGCTATCGGAGCTTCTGCTATGAAAGTAGGAAAACCAGATGCTCCACAGAGTAAAGATCAGAAAGTTTATAATGCAGAGATTGATCACTTTATGAGATCAAAAAATACAGTTAACTCTAGTACTAACAGTTTCACGTTTCCGCAAGATACCAGTGTGATGGCCGCTATTGATGCTATCCTACTAAAAACTGCATATGCAGATACGACTCTACAAGCAAGTAACATAGACAGCAAAGGCCAACGGAATTGGTGGTTAATTATTCCTCAAGAATATATTATAAGTTCAAAGGATAACACCAATACTGGATCTAGAGCAAAGCTCCGTGTGTATAAGGTAGTCCCGTATAAGACACATGTAAGTAAGCTAATGGCTGCAGGCGGTAAGGCTCCAGGATTTGAAAATCTCAACAACGAAGCAGTAAAAGAATACAATTATATGTTTACCGGAAAAAACATAGATATCATAGATTGGAAACTTAAATTTGATATGAGTTTTACCTCTGAGTTACCAGTGGCACCAGCTTACCAGTCAACTGATACAAAGTTAGCAGCCAGCGACGGCGATGGTTCTAAAAAACCCGAGATAGTTAATCCGTTAGGAGAATCTAGACCAGCTGATACGACACCTGGGGTACAAAATCCAGTAGTTACATTTGTTAGAACTTTAACTAATACTGACTTACGTGGTGGTGGTGGTACTGATACTCAAGCAACCCGAGCCGCAAGAGTGTGGCATGATGCTGTGACTAAAGGTATGGAAATGCAGGCATTGCGAATGAAAATTATCGGAGATCCGTACTACATTGCTCAAAGCGGTATTGGGAATTATCACAGTGCGCCTACCCAGTTTCAAAATTTAAGCAGTGACGGTTCAGTTAATTGGGCCAGCGGCGAAGTTGATATTCGCGTTAACTACAGAAGTCCTATCGATATTAATCAGGGTACTGGATTATATAATTTTGGATCAAAAAATTTTAAAGATCCTGAAACTGGAAAAAGTCAATCAGTTACGCAATTTAGTGGATTATATCAATTAATTCACGTTGACAGTTATTTTAAAGACGGACAATTTACACAAGACTTAAAGGCACTGCGCAGACCTATGCAAGAATCAACTAAAGCACCAACAACACCATTTTCAACAAATGTGGATGCACCGCCGGCAAAAACTACTACTGCTACCACTACTACTGTACCTGTTACTACTAGTAGCGAAAATACTGCTAGTGCCGATCTAGGGTGGGTTGACTAATATGGCAACAACAGGACAAAACTTTCAAAGCTCGACAACACCGGCAGCTCTAGACGCCGGCCCGTTCTTAGCTAGAGTAGTCAGCCACCAAGATTCTAGCTTTATGGGAACTCTGCAGGTTGAATTATTGCGCCCTATAGGAAATAGTACCAGTAGTACTGAATTGCGTACAGTTAGTTATCTAAGTCCGTTTTACGGAGTTACGTCTGCAAAGTTTCTTAGAGAAGGCGACAATAATTATAACAATACTCAGAAGAGTTATGGCATGTGGATGGTACCACCGGATGTGGGAACTACTGTAATGGTAATTTTTATTCAAGGTGATGTTAAGCGTGGTTTTTGGATAGGATGTGTTCCGGATGAAAATATGAACTTTATGGTTCCGGGTATTGCATCTACCGCAGCCGTAGTTGATGGAGCAGTGCCGCAAGGATGGCGATCTCCTGTCGCAGAATATAATAAAAAATTAAATAATACTCCTGCCGAACCTACAACTTATCTAAAACCCAGCCACACAGGTCAGTTCTCTAATTTATTAGTCCAAGGACTTGCTCAAGATGACACTCGAGGTCTAACATCTAGCAGTTCTCGAAGAGAAGCTCCTAGCCTGGTGTTTGGTATTAGTACACCCGGGCCGGTCGATAAAAATCCTAATGCTCCTAAAGGTCCAATTGGCCCAGGCGATAAAGAATCACAAGTACAGAATGCATTTATCAGTAGATTAGGCGGATCAACTTTTGTAATGGACGATGGTGATTCTGCATTTCTTCGTAAGACATTTGCTGATGAAGGTCCTCCTGAGTATGCCGCTATAGAACAAAATGAAACCGGCGGCAATGTTAATATACCACACAATGAACTCGTACGAATCCGTACTAGAACAGGTCATCAAATTCTTTTACACAACAGTGAAGATTTGATTTACATCGGAAACGCCAAAGGAACGACTTGGATAGAGTTAACTAGCAACGGTAAGATAGACATCTATGCTGAAGATAGTATAAGTGTACACAGTGAAAATGATATTAATTTTACAGCCGATCGAGACATTAATTTTACAGCCGGTCGCCTTGCCGGTAACGGTCGTCCTGCAAGCGTGGGCAACATAAATTTTAATTCAACAGGTGCAAACAACCTAACAGCGGCAGGAGCTACTAACATTAGAAGCGGCGGAAATCACGTTGAAACTGCGGCAAACATTCATATGAATGGACCAGCCGCCGCCACTGCGTTAAAAGCATCAAGGATACCCCAACACGAGCCATGGGCCGGCCACGAGCATCTAAATCCAACAGCACATACTCCAGCTAGAACCAGGGCAGTGGCTAATCCTATCGCACCCACAGCAACCTATTGGAAAAAATATACAACAAGTATCGATACTTTTAGGAGGGATCCACCTCCTGAACAACCAGGACCAAATCAATAATGAGCTCAAACTCTAATTTATACAATAAAATAACACTTCCGGCAACAAGCCAACCTGATAATATTGGTCCTAAGATGTATAAGGGATTTAGTAGTATCAACACTTCTACTGAGAATTATAATCTGTTTGATTTTGAATTAATCAAACAAGACATACTTAATCACTTTAACACTAGACAGGGAGAGCGCCTAATGAATCCCACGTTCGGATGTGTTATATGGGATTTGCTGTTTGAGCCGCTGACGGAAGATATTAAAGGCTTAATATTGGACAATGTCAACACTATCATTAATTATGACCCAAGAGTTAAAGCAGAAAGTGTGATAGTTACTGGGTATGGTCAGGGAATACAAATACAATGTACTTTAAAGTTTGTTCCTTATAACATCCAGCAAAGTTTGCAATTAAATTTTGATCAAGCTAATGGGCTATTGGTGAATTAACTACACACATTACTTAAAAAAATAAATACAAAATACGGGATAAAACATGAGTTCAACAGATAGACAAAATAATTTGCTAATATCGGAAGATTGGAAAAAGATCTATCAGAGTTTTCGAAATGCTGATTTTCAAAGTTATGATTTTGAAAATTTACGTAGAACTATGATTCAGTACTTGCGTACTAATTATCCTGAAGATTTCAACGATTACATTGAGTCTAGCGAATACCTTGCCCTAATTGACCTTATTGCGTTCTTGGGCCAAAGCATAGCTTTCCGCGTTGACTTAAATGCCCGTGAAAACTTTTTAGAACTTGCAAGTCGTCGTGATAGTGTGTTGCGTCTGGCCCGATTAATCAGCTATAATGCTAAACGTAATATAGCCGCCAACGGCCTACTTAAAGTTTCCACAGTACAAACAAGTGAAACTGTTATTGACAGTAACGGACGTAATATTGCCAATCAAGTTATTGCTTGGAATGATCCTAGTAACACCAATTGGTACGATCAATTCATTAAGGTTATGAATGCGGCACTACCTCAGTCACAGCAGTTTGGTAGTCCAGCCGCATCAGACACGATCTATGGAATACCGACGAGTCAATATAGATTTAATGCAACTAATACTAATGTTCCTATTTTTGGATTTACGAGTTCAGTCGCTGGTCGCTCAATGAACTTTGAAATTACCAGCACTACATTTAAAGGTCAAAACTACATTTATGAAGAAGCGCCGGCAGTAGGTAATAAACCAGCGTGTGTATATAGAGAAGATGGGCATGGCGCTGGCAGCGCCAGCACTGGATTCTTTTTCAACTTTACTCAAGGTAATTTACAAGCTGGACAGTTTACAGTATCTCAACCAAGTAGTAACGAAAGTATCGATGTAGCAACTCCAAATATTAACAACAGTGATGTATGGTTATATAAATTAAATCAAGATGGAGTTGACAGTGAATTATGGACACCAGTAAGTTCTATAACCGGCAACAATATTATCTATAATAGCTTAAACAAATCAATTAAAAATATCTACACCGTAGTAACTCGTGTAAATGATCAAATTAGTTTAGCGTTTAGTGATGGTACATTTGGCAATCTTCCTCTGGGATCGTTTAGAACCTATTATAGAGTAAGTAATGGATTAACTTATGTAATTAACTCATCTGATATTAGAAATATCAGCATATCGATTCCGTATATATCAGCTTCTGGAAATGCTGAGACAATAACTCTTGCATTAAGTTTAGCATCATCCGTTAGCAACGCAACTGCAACAGAAGATAATGCATCTGTAAAAACTAATGCTCCGCAAACTTACTATACACAGAATCGTATGATAACAGGCGAGGATTATAACATTAGTCCACTGGCCGCTTCGCAACAGGTTGCAAAAGTTAAAAGTGTCAATAGAACTAGTAGTGGTATTAGTAGATATTTTGATTTGTCAGATCCTACAGGAAAGTATAGCAGTACTAATCTATTTGCAGATGACGGCATAATCTATCAAGATTTCTATACCGACTCGGGCACACAATTTAATTATGTAACTAAAACTGATATACAGGGTGTCATATATAATCGAATAACATCTCTACTTGCCAGTGCAGATTTGGCTAATTTTTATTATAATAATTTTGTTAATTTTCTAACAGCCAGTCTTAATATTGCCTGGTACAAAACTACTTCAGATTCAGTGTCATCAACAGGTTATGTAGGTGACGTAGTCGATGCTGGCGCATATAAAGTTGGAACATACACCAACACCGACTTACGATATCTTACAAAAGGAGCCTTAATTAAATTTATAGCACCTGCTGGAAAATATTTCAATACAAATAATGCTAACGCATTAGTTACCGGATCAGCAACAGTTCCAGGAGCATCTAGCTATATTTGGGCAGAAGTTGTGAGTGTAAATGGTGACGGTACTGCTAATAACACTGGCGTATTAAGTTCAGGACTTGGACCTATAACTTTAAATCAACCAATCCCATCGGGCGCAACACTTTCAAAATTAATACCCCAGTTGACAACTTCTATCAATTCAACTGTTATTACAACAATGATAGATTTAATTTTTGCAAACAAACCTTTTGGTTTACGGTATAATGCATCGGTTCAAACTTGGCAAATTGTATACGAAGCTAACCTCGACACAGTGTCTGCTTTTAGTTTAGGAAGTGAGGGCGACACCACAAACACTCAACAAGATGCTAGTTGGTTATTGTTGTTTACCACCAATAATGTATTCTATACTGTTACAACTCGACTATTGAGATATGTGTTTGAAAGTAACAAACAAGTTCGTTTTTACTTTGATAGTACTGACCCTATATACGACAGTTCTACCGGCAAGGTAATATCTGATCAAGTCAATGTATTAAGTATAAACACCCAACCAGATGCAACCTCGTCTTTTACTAGAGACCAAAAATGGAAAGTGGTAAAGGAGTACGTAGGTGTTGACGGATACATTGATAATAAAAAAATAGTAATTAGTTTTAGTGAAGACACCGATAACGGTGCTATCCTGGATCCTGAAACATTTTTAAATATTGTTGCACCTACAACTAATTCGTTAACAAAATACATTATCCAACAACGATATTTGTTAAATGACGGACAAGAAGAATATCAGTATATTAGTAACACATCGAATACTGTGGTAATTGCCCCCACTCAGTCGTCAGTACTAACTACGTTAACTACATATCCAAACGGACAGTATTTCTATTTTGTTGATACTAGAGTAGTTAAAAAATTAAATTTATCAACAGCCGCGCTAGTTCCTACACTAGACTATAAAGTATTTGTAGGAAGAGATAATTTAAAATTCCAGTATACGCATAGTGCTGATTATAATTCTCGTATAGATCCAAGTGCAAGTAACATAGTTGATGTTTATATCCTAACTAAAAATTATGATACAG